TAACTTAATAGGTAAAGTAATAGGTGGAGCATTCGGAGGTCCAATAGGTATGGCTGTTATATCTTTAGCTAGTAATGTAGATTGGGAAAAAGGTCAAATAGGCCGACACTTTGATGATAGCAGTTCAAATAAACCTAATACAATAGCTGGTTATAGTGCTAACGGAGTTGCTGTTAACTCTCAAGGTAATCCCGGAATGATAGACGGTATGTATTCTTTTTCAAGTATAGGTGGTTGGTTTAGTAACTTTGGTAAAACTATCTCAGAAATAGAAGCTGAAGCTTTAACTGCTACTTATGATGCAGTAAGTGGTCAAGAGGATGATTATGATGAGCCTGAAGGAGAAGACTCAGCAGACGTAGGTGGTACAGGAGATATAGGCAGTGGAGTTTCTGCTCCCTCTGTAAGTACTCAACCAGATATTGAAGATGACTCTGGTATGTCTACAGGAAGCAGCAGTGAATACGATGATACTATAGATTCAAGCGCACAGGCAGGTGGATACAGCAGTGGATACGATGACATAGATTCAAGCGCAGGGTCAGATAGCGGTGGAGATGGTGGTGATACTGATGGTGGTGGTAATGATGATGGTGGTAATGATGATGATGAAGGTGGCGGTGGCGGTATGGATTATTAATAATAATGATAAATTTATTAGGTATATAAAAGGTAAAATACAATGGCAATAGAACCACAACAAACACAAGAAGGTTTCGTAGCTCCTCCAGCAATGGAGGGTGCAGACGCAGGTATTGGCATGATCAATGAAGCAGAAGCTATGCCACCACAAGAAGGTGGAGAGATGTCTGTAGCAGATGATATACCTCAAAATGCAGATGAAGGTGATTTTATATTACCTTACGAGTCTGTTCTATTGCATGGCCTTAATCAGTTAAACCGATACGCTAAAGAAGCTATTGAATTAGCTATGGAGAATGACGTTGATCTTACAGGTACACAACTAGACCCTACAGATGATGTGCCTATTAGAATTAGCAACTATGAGTATCGTATACCTAAAGGATTAGTACCTTTCTTTGGTGGCGGTAAAAAGTATCTAGATAAGTTACAAAAAGAAGGTCTAGAATTACGTACACGCCTAGAAGAAGAAGGTCAGAAACCTGTAACTGATCAACAAAAAGAAGAAGCTCCTATTGCTGATCCAATGCAAGGTGGTTTTGCACAAGAAGCACCTGCTGCTATGCCACAAGAAGCTATGCCACAAGAGGCTATGCCGCCACAAGGCGCTCCTGCAATGCCTATGATGGAAAAGGGTGGTTTTGTACAAGGGTATGCTGAAGGAAATTCTGTAGAAAAAGAAGATAAATATTTAAATCATGATCATCCTGAAGTTACTAAAGATGAGTATAAAAGATTTAGAACAATATTCGGAAGAAGATTAGAGCCAGATGGTCGCCCTATTAGCCTCAGTGATGTAGATATGCACAATGCCTACGTTCAAATAAAAAGTAATAAGAATTTTTCTGATGTAGAAATATTTGAAATGACTAACGCTAAAGTACATGAAAAAGGACAACGAGAGCAAAAACAAGAGTCAGGTGGTTTTGTAATCTCTAAGGACAAAGACGCAGAGATACTAGAACAAGATAAATCTGACAGCGCAGAACAGAAGCGTACTATGGCACAACAACCTGCTATGGTAACACCTGACGGTCAACAAGTTAAACAGGGCTTCTCTGCTCCTTCAGGATACGCAAACGGTGGAGAGATACATGAAGGATTAGGTTTTGATGCAAAGGACATAACTCCACAAAACGTTTCACAGATGCGACAGAATGCTCAAGATGCTCTTAATGTGTTGACAGGTTACGAGAAGTCTTTTCTAACCAAACAACGTACAGATGAGAAACTAGTATGATCTCTAATATATTTATAGAGTATCTCAAGAAAGTTGAGAATGGTAGTAAGACAGGCTGGAGCAATGATGATGAACTTTGGTACTCTCATGCTTCTCCTGAAGGCGGTAATGACACAATAGGTTATGGACATAAGCTACTAAACTCTGAGCTTGATCAAGCTTCTAAAGGTTTAACTGATATAGAGATTGATGACCTACTAGTAGAAGACATGCACACTGCTATGGATTCAGCTTCTGATGTACTTTCGCAACACTTCAATGCAGACTTTAACGATCTCTGTGTAAACAGTCAAGAAATGCTAATAGACTTTGCGTACAATTTAGGTGGTAACGGATTACGTAAGTTTCCTAAGTTTGTTAACGCAGTCATAGATGAAAACATAGAAGTTATGTCACAAGAATATAAAAGATATTACACATCAGGTAACGGTGTGAAAAAAGAATTAGAGCAACGTAATAAGGAATTCCAAACGTTGTTTCTAGCGTAGACGGCTACCTATGTAATTTTTACATGGCCCCGTCATTAATAAACCTACCGAGGCAACCTGTACACAGTAACGTACAGCCCCATTAGAAGGAGAGGTAAACTATGGTCGATAACAATTTAGATGAGGACCAACAAACTCAAGAAGAACTAGAGCCTACCCCGTATCAGAATACATACAGGCGTAATCTAGAAGCACCAACTTTTAACGAAGAAGAAGAGCAAGAATTTGATGACCCCGTAGAGGCTACTCGTCAAAAGTTAGCTCAACATGAAGGTTTAGCTTCTAGTAAAAAGAATGGAGAACAAAGTCACGACTTTAAAAAGCGTTATGATGACTTAAAACGTCACTATGACACTAAGTTAAACGAATGGAAACAAGAAAAAGAACTTATTAATGCTAGGACATCCGTAGAGGCAAAAAAACAATCTATTAGAGAGTTGCCCAAGACTGAAGAAGAGTTGCATGAGTTCAAAGAAAAGTATCCTGATGTTTACGATGTTGTGGAAACAATCTCTACTCTTCAAGCTAATGAACGTGTTAAAGAAATAGAAGAAAAACTTTCGGACTTGCGACTTAAAGAACAAGAAGCAGTAGTACAAACTGCCGAGAAGCAACTCCTTAATATTCATCCTGACTTTGACGTTCTAAAAGAAAGTGACGTATTTCTTTCTTGGCTTGATGAACAACCGTCTAATATGGCTGATGGCATCTATAAAAATAATACAGATGTTAAATGGGCCGCTAGAGTTATTGATTTGTTTAAGGCTGATAATAATATCAAAACGCCTAAATCCTACAATAAATCGAAGTCACCAAAACGATCACAATCTAGTCCTTCAAATTCTGCAGCGCAAGCTGTTACAAGAACAAACGCAAAACGTTCTTTAGATGACTTTCAGAATGACAAAAAGATTTGGTCAGTACAGGAAATATCCAAACTTAAATCTCATGAGTATGAAAAAGTCGAGAAAGAAATCGACAGAGCTTTAAAAGAGGGTCGAGTTATGGATTCTGTAGACTAACAAAGAAATAGTTTATGATATAAAAGGAGTTTTATCATGGCATTTACTACAGCCGCAGGGTACGGCAATTTACCAACAGGTAATTTTGTACCCGTTATTTACTCCCAGAAAGTTCTCAAATTCTTTCGTCGTGCATCGGTAGCGGAAGCTATCACTAATACCGACTACGCTGGAGAAATTGAAAACTTTGGGGATACCGTTAACATCATCAAAGAACCTACCATTTCGGTCAACGCTTATCAGCGTGGCAGTACCGTTAATACTGAAGCCTTGGCAGATGACCAAATTCAGTTGGTAGTAGATCAAGGCAACTACTTTGCCTTTAAGGTCGATGATATCGAAGAACGTCATAGCCACTTAAACTTTGAGGCTCTTGCTACCTCTTCAGGTGCATACCAATTAAAGAAAGCCTATGACTACAACGTTCTAAAAGCTATCTTTGATGGCTCTGCTGATTCAACAGGTACACTAGGTACTCAGGGAACTTCTGCCAATACTGGTGATGAAGTTGCTGATCTAGTAGCTCAAGCTGCCGCTGAATTAGATAAGAATGATGTACCAGAAGAAAACCGTTATTTAGTTGCTGCTCCACAGTTCTACCAAGTTCTGCGTAGTGCTGGCTCTAAAATTATGGACATGTCCATTACAGGTGGATCACAATCTCCACTTCTAAACGGTAAAGTAACTGAACAGAAGCTACATGGTTTTAACATGTATCAATCCAATGCTATTGGTGTAGGAACTACTGGTTCTGCTGCAACAAGTGTTTTTGGTAGTTCTGGTACTTCTGGACAAACGCTTATAATCTACGGTCATATGTCTGCTGCTGTTACAGCATCACATATTGCTAAGACAGAAGTTATTCGTGATCCTAATAGTTTTGCTGATATTGTACGTGGTCTACACGTATTTGGACGTAAAGTTATTCGTGGTTCGGGTGATGGATACAAAGGTGTATTTAACGGTCTTATGGACCTAGATAGTTAAAGGAGGAACTGAATAATGACTACTTATAATCGTACTACAACAGGTGGTGGCACTATTGGACACCCTTCCAATGCTGCTGTTCCATATGTTATGACTTCTCCTGTGTGGGATACTGTTGATGGTGGTGGTGTTGGAGGTGACATCATTCAATTGATTGACGTTCCTGCAGATACCATGATTGTTTCGGGCTGTCTAGAAGTTCTAGAAGTTCGTGGTAATGGTCAAGTCACAATGGATATTGGCTTTACTGGTGGAGATGTGGACTGTTTTCTTGACGGTTCTCCATTAGCCGCTGGTTTTTCTCCGTTTTTAGAAGCTGCTATAGGTGTATCGGGCGCTAATGCTCGTATTCTTACTGCTGCAGATACTATTGATGCTCTCGTTCTTGACGGTGGATCAACAGGAGAAACGGCTCTACGTTTTCGTATACATGTTGTGTTAGTAGATATTTCTACTAATCCTGTTGAATCAGCAACTGTATCTACGGGTACGTAACACTATAACAGTTTTGTAGGGTTCTGTATAAAAACCCTACACTTTTTTTAATATGATTTGATATTGAAATGAAAAAAAAGGAAATACAAT